GAAATGTCAGCTACCGGCTTGGAAGCCCTGATGCCTCCCCGCCCGACTCCAACGGCGCGGGGAGCTTTTCAAATCTTATGGGCTTGGGCGGATATCATATAATTATCGAGGTGGCTGGCATCTTTGAAGATGGGCTATATGAAATAAAAATAAAGTCCCGTTACGATAACAGTGGTGGCGACCTCGGGGATCGGGCGGGTTATGGCAGCGATAACACCAAAAGGTGTGAAGACAAGTGAGATACGAGTCTAGGAGGTTTTAACAATGGCAGATAAATTTTTAGCTACAAACAAAAAAACAAGCCGAGAACTGTTTGAAGAAAGAACAGTTTATAAATTAGAAGCTTTTACGGTGAAGCCGGGCTCGGTTGTCGGCAATGAAGCTATAAGAGATTTTTGGGAGCTTGACAACATCTATTACGGCAGGATGGATTTGGATAATCGTCCAATCTTGCCAAAAGCTTCTCGTTTGCGTAACTTGGCTAACTCAGATAATAAAACGATTTTTGCTCTGGATTTTGTGGCAGATGCGTTCAATAGTTTAAAAAAGACTGCAAAAAACAGGATTGACGATGGCTGCTTGGCGATGGAAAATAGGGATGGCTCCAGTGAAAGCTATATAGGTCTTTTTGAGCCGGTGAGGGCTTTTGTAAGTTTGCCCGCAACATACAGAAGAAACTTAAAGACATATTTTCTTCTTTTTAAGGAAAGATACCTTAAAGACGGAGCCAATTACAGCAACGTTTTAGGTTTAGACGACTTTTTGGTATCATTTAAGTATTTTATGGTCAATGCCGTCGGTGGCAGGCTTCCTTTTACTCTGTCGAACACGGTGGTGTCACCATATGGTTCACCTTTGAACACGGGGATTGCGGTTGATATCGCTGCTCTTGGTGCGGGTAGTGATCCCGAAAAAGAAGACGATTTTATAAATAACCCAAGGCTGAATTTCTACAAAAATATTGCTCAAGAATATGGGTTCTATATAGACAAAAATGTTCCATGGAGGCTCGTAGCAAATCTAAAGTCCCCCTTAATGGAGCCCTACATTGTCAACCGATTCCCAAAATACAATGGGCTGGAATCTCTTTTTGATGAATACTACGAACCAGCTACGGCGTTGGATGTAGAGCTTTTGAAAAGCAGCTTGCTGAAGTTCTATAATCGTTTTGCAGCCCAGCGACGGATAGAAGTAATCGAGGTCAGAAAAGGCGCTTGCAAGACGACCGTTGCCAAGAGAAGAGAGACAATTTCTAGAGAATCTATGGATGAGATTTATGGCAACCAATTTTGGCTTGATATGTATATCACTTTCAGAAACCTGGAAGGGACACTGGGTTATGAGCCCCAGGCTCTGTCCAAGATTATAAAAAATGCACAAGACTTGGAAAAAGCAGTTGACATCGATAGGGCAATCGCTTATATTGATTATAAGTTCAAGGGAATGACGAGTATTCCGAGGTCTTTTGCTTACGATAGCCTCACTTCTTCTTTGGCGGAGAGTGGGCTTACGGTAAGGGAAGAGACAAGGACTATTCAACAGGCTGCCCAGTTGGAAAACCTTATCGTGTATTGAGGCGTGGATGCTTTTTCAGACATTAGACAATAAGCAAGAGTGCATCGGAGTCTACAGGGATGGAACACTATTATTTGGCGAGGACGGGATATCTGACGGATTCAGTGGTTCCCGTACATGGACATACGCAGCCTACCTGGAAGGACACGAAGTTGAATATGCTTATCTGTACTGTGGGCGTAGTTTGGACGATATTTGTCCTGATGTTCTTCGGGCTGACTGGGAGTTCATAAATAAGAAATTGCAGGCTTACCTGCGCTCCCTCATTGAGGCTAAGATATCTCTAGATGATGTATGTTTCTTTGATCTTGTGCCAGAAAAGTTCCTTATTGATTATTGCTACATGAAAGATCAAATTTGTAATTTTGTCTTCGATAACTTTGAGAAGCCAGATAACTATGATTATCTCGTGAGTACGACAAAGCTGATTCATAAGATGGGTCTCCAGAGACTAAACTTAAACTGGTCCAACCTTCGCAACCAGATGCACAGGGAATCTGTCCGTGACCAAGTTCGGAAACTCAAGAGTGTTGAGCCGTTCTGTAAGTACAACATATTCGGCACCAAAACCGGCAGGCTGACAACGAGGAAAAACAGCTTCCCTATCCTGACCCTCGCCAAGGAGATGCGACCAGTGATACAACCAAAAAACGACTTTTACACTAGTTTCGACTTCAATGGAGCAGAACTGAGAACGTTGCTTGCTCTGGGAGGCTCTGAGCAGCCCTTACAGGACGTTCACGAGTGGAACCGGGTCAATGTATACCGTAATTTCGGGACACGAGAAGAGGCTAAAAAACGGCTTTTTTCTTGGCTCTATAATCCAGATTCAAACGACTTTTTATCGGCACGCTTCTATGACAGGGAAAGTTTGGTCGAAAAGCACTGGAACGGCACACATGTGAGCACCCCGTATGGGCGGCACATTGAGGTCGACAGGCGCAAGGCTTTAAATTACCTGATCCAGAGTACAACCTCTGATATGGTGCTCGAACAGGCAGCAAAGTTGGATAATTTTCTTGAAGGCTATAAAACTCGGATTGCCTTCGTCATTCATGACGAGGTGGTCTTGGACGTGGACAAGAGTGAGGCTCACCTTTTGCCTCAGCTAGAAGAGATCTTTGCCGATACACGATTTGGAATTTTTCTTATCGGCTCGAAAGAAGGTTCCGATTACGGCGTTGCAGCCTAATTATAGATTAGGAGATATAGAAGAATGGGACATACCAGATCATGGCAAAACTTCTTAATTTGTGAAGGCGGCATCAAGTCGGCTAAAACAGAAGCAAGATTGACGCCCGAAATTGTTATTAGGGCTATCGATGTTTATAAAAGGGTGGTGGCTGATTTCAATAACTGGCTCAAGACGAAGGGAGAATTGCCGATTCGTGCTGTCCAGCCGGTTGGTTCCGTTTCTTACGCCCAAAGAGATTTACAAGATAGGAGTGAAGTAATTTATGGTGATGTTGATTATTTGGTTGAGTTCCCTATACCGCCATCAGCGGCTGAAGAGTATACGGAAACAAGAAAAGTAGAAAACTCAACAAAAAGGAAATATCGCGGTCTGTTTACAGCATTTTTAAGCTCCCCGGCGGTGACGCCTGAAATTGATGTTGATGAGACTCTAAAGGACGGAGGCGATCCAATGATGGTCATTTTGGAAGCTCATCCTGGCGTTCTGGTTCAGGTCGACACTGTGATTACGTTCCCTGACTATTCAGAATGGATGGCTACGCGCTACACCCCTCAAAGAGGCTTGAAGGGCTACACCATGGGCAAGCTTTATAAAGCTTTGGGGGATGTGTTCCCGGTAACGATTGGCACCGAAGGGATAATAGCCAGGACAAAAGACGGTCGGCTGGTAACGGGCAGGATGAGAAAGGGTGTCGAACTTCGAATTATTTCTAAGAATCCAAAATCCTTTCTTATCGATTTGGCGCGATACATCACAAAGGATGAAAACCTCTCCATTCATTCTGATTTGTCGACCCACGGGGGCATGACAGGAGAGATCACTCTTCGGAAATTGGCTCAAGGAATCCGAGGCTTGGCTCTGACACTGGAGACGGGTGGGTTCATGAGCGCTCAAGATATGTTGGCGAAAATCCTCAGCAATTACGAAGAAGGCTTGGAAGAGCACAGGGTAAGGACAACAAAAAGAATAGAAAATAAGATTTCTCAGTTGCAAGACTCTTCACAACGTGATAAGTTAGAGAAGAAGATTAAAGAGATTGATGAAATTAATGCCAAGGCGTTAAAAGCAGTCTCTCCAGCCTTGAGGGTTTAATGAATGTTGTTGGTCTAGGTAAGGCTGGTTGTGCGATTGCCGATGCTCTGGGCGAATATTCAGAGTATGTCGTCTACAAAATTGACAATGGTCTCAAAGGAGAAAGGTGTTTCAGCATTCCTGAACTCGATCACCCCGAAAAATATGAAACGAACCCTTTAGAGATGGAGGGCTTTTTCCGAGAAATTGATGAAGAAGTGGTGTTCATTCTCTCGGGAGGTTCGAAGATCGCTGGAGCAGCATTGACAATTCTCAGGCAGTTGAGACATTGTAAAATCACGATCTTGTATATTAAGCCCAACCTAGACACGTTAGAAGATATGAAGATCAAAATGCATCGTGTGTGTTTCGGGGCGCTACAAGAGTATGCACGTTCTGCTGTCTTTGATAGGTTTATTGCAATCGACAATGACGTGGTTGAAACAATCCTGGGCGACGTACCCATCATCGGCTATTACGATAAGCTCAACGAACTTATTGTCTGGGTATTCCACATGTTGAATGTTCTTAAAAACTCAGAGCCCGTCATGGGGAGGTCCAGCGAGACAAAAGAAACGTCCCGTATAAGCACGATTGGAACTGTAGACTTTGAGAGCGGGGAAGAAAAAATGCTTTTCCCCCTTGACAGCGTGAGAGAGAAGGGTTACTTTTATCTTCTGAGGAATGAGGACTTGCTATCAAGCGGAAGCCTGCTTAGGAAAATAAGCCAGCAAGTCAAGAATTTGGAAACAGAAGATGCACGCTCTTCATACACAATCTATTCTTCCGACTACGATCAAAATTTTGTTTTTTGTATGTTTCACACACCATATGTTCAAAGGAGTATTTAAATGATAGGCTATCAAGCGACCTTCACCAAAAAAGACGGCTCACAACGAGAAATCCGCTTTATCCGTACTGATGAGATGCCCAAGGATCTGCTTGCCCCGCACATCAAGGGCACGGGCAAGAAGCGTACTCTCAAGGAGGGCATGGAGCTTGTTTGGGATATTGACCAGGAAGGGTTCCGAGTCTTTAACTGGGACACCATTCAGGGTGACGTAGAAAAGTTTGATTATTTTCTTGACAAAACCAAGAACGCATGATACATTATATACAGCAGAATGGGAGATTAGCTATTCTGTCTTTAACAATAATAGGAGAGAAAAATGGGTATTAATATCGAAAAAATGCGAGCCAAGCTCGCTGCACTAAACAACAAGGGCGGAAAGAGCAATATGTTCTGGAAGCCACAAGACGGGGAACAGACGATTCGTATTGTTCCGACTGCGGACGGCGATCCTTTCAAGGATTATTGGTTCCACTATAACCTCGGAAACAACAACGGCTTCCTGAGCCCGAAGAAGAACTTCGGAGAGGGCGACCCTCTTGACGACTTCATTCGTAACCTCTTCAACGAGGGCACGGAGGACAGCATCAAGATGGCGAAGAACCTCATGGCTCGGCAGCGCTTCTTTGCCCCCGTTCTGGTTCGAGGAGAAGAGGACAAGGGTGTCCGTATTTGGGGCTTCGGCAAGATGGCTTATCAACAGCTTCTTGAGTTGGTCCTGAACCCCGATTATGGGGATATTACGGATACAGAGGATGGCACCGACCTCACTATCAAGTACGGTAAGCCCGCTGGGGCGCAGTTTCCGGTGACTACCATTACGCCACGTCGCCGTACATCACCGCTGTGTGACGAAGCGGTTGGTGGTTCGGGAAGGTGTGCAGAGCTTCTGGAAAACATTCCCGAGTTCGGCTCCTTGTTCGAGCGTAAGACGCCAGAGGAAGTTGGCAAGATGTTGGACGAGTGGCTTGAGGAAGACAGTACGAATACTGACCAGGCGACTGAGACTGCCAAGTATTCGACATCTGGAACCGATCAGGTCAAGAAAGCCTTCGACGACCTTCTTCAGCAGAGCGCATAAAGCTCCCGCGACAGTTTAACGATAGGTAATCTTTTGATGTTAAAACTCAAAAGAAGTTTGTAAAAGTAGCGTAGCGCACTGCCTATTAAAATTGTCACACAGTGGACCCCGCAGATCAGAGTGGGGGGGCGCGTATTGTTTCTCGGTTAGAGCGATGCGTCCGAAATTATAGCCGACGCGCAGGTTGGGGCATGGCGTTACAGATGCCCCTATTTTTTTTTTCAAGGGAGAGAAAACAACATGAATATGTTTAGATATATCAACCGAGTCCACTTTATTGGTGCTCTCGCAGCGGTAGCACTTTTAGTGGGTGCTTCGTTTCTAACAGGGTGCAGTTCAGCATCTGATGAGGAAACAGGCGACACGTCAGTTGTGGAAACAACGGATACGAGTGATACTGACACAGGGACGGATACCGGCTCTGAAGACACAGGGACGGATACCGGCTCTGAAGACACAGGGACGGATACAGGTGAAGGAGGAGAATAATATGAAGACAAATCGTAATTATATCATTGGTGCGTTTGCGGCTATTGCAGTCGTGACATTCGGGTACTTTTCGTTTTCGTCGGGCTTATCTGACGGGAACGTAGGAGCATCCAGCGTTGAAACCCTTGAGGTCGTTGTCTCAAACCCTACTGATATTGTAGCAGGCGAGAATAACGATAACCACGAGGTGATCCACGCGGTTGAAAAGAGCACATCCAACGATAGCTCTACCGAGTAGCCAAACCCCACAGGGAGGCACAGGGTTATCAGGTGCCTCTTCCCTTTCAAATAACGGAGATCACGATGGCTAAATCAGTAAAGGCGGGCAAACTGTCTATCGACAAGATGCGCGACCTCATCAATCGCAAAGCGGGGATGTCCGTGGCGCATAATCTGAAAAACGAAAACCCTACCGAAGTCAAGGAGTGGATTCCTACGGGGTCTAGGTGGCTTGATTCAATGGTCTGTAAAGGTAAGCTCGCTGGCATTCCCGTGGGCAAAGTTACAGAGATTGCAGGTCTCGAAGCCACTGGCAAGAGCTACCTTGCAGCACAGGTTGCCGCAAATGCCCAGAAGATGGGCATTGATGTGGTCTACTTTGATTCCGAGTCTGCTATCGACCCTGCTTTCCTAAAGCGGACTGGTTGCGACCTTGAGAGCCTTTTGTACGTGCAGGCTACTTCCGTGGAGTTTGTGCTAGAGACCATCGAAGAGTTAATGGGGAGCAGTGAAAATCGTATGCTCTTTATTTGGGACTCCCTTGCTCTGACCCCCGCTGTATCAGATATCGAAGGGGATTTCAACCCTCAGTCTTCTATGGCTGTGAAGGCTCGTATTCTAGCGAAAGGTATGTCTAAGTTGACGGTGCCGATTGCGAACAGCCAGTCTACTTTTTTGGTCCTTAACCAACTGAAGACAAATATCACACGCTCTCCATCTGAAGCCATGACGACCCCGTATATGACACCGGGCGGCAAAGCCATGATCTATGCCTATTCCCTGCGTATTTGGCTGACTGGGCGCAAGGCTAAAGCCAGCTTCGTGCTGGACGACAGGGGCTACCGTATTGGCTCAGAAGTCAAGGTAAAGTTGGAAAAATCTCGGTTCGGGACGCAAGGGAGACGGTGTAGTTTTAAAATCCTGTGGGGTGACGAGATTGGAGTCCAAGATGAGGAATCGTGGTTCGAGGCGATCAAAGGGTCTAAGCATCTTAGCAATTCTGGCTCTTGGTATTCTTTGACGCACGAGGATGGCACTGTAGACAAGTTTCAGCCTTCTAAGTGGATTGTTGCTCTGGAGAGTGACAAATTTAGGGCTCGTGTTTTACAGATTATGGACCGCGAAGTTATCCAGAAGTTTGACAATCGCGAAGGCGATGCAAAAGACTTTTATAATATGGATGAAGAGTCGAATAATGCGGGTTGAGCCTCTGTCTAACCCGCTGGCACACCGGTTTATAGTGTGCCATTTTTTTTGCTTGACAGACCGAATGATGTACGATAAGTTGTTCTCACAAGGGAGGAAAAGTGATATATTTGAAGAATACTGCTGGCTTTTGGGGTGTCTATGCGCGTGGTCCTATTAGCCAGGGCGAAACCGTTTATGTTCTGAGACCCTTCGCGAGTCGGGCGACACCGACACGCACCTCGATTCAAATCAGTGAAGGCTTACATGCCGAGGACGAAGTAGGTCGATATATCAACCATTCTTTCGAGCCCACATGCGAAATTGACGGCGGTACGGTTCGAGCCTTAAAGGATCTTGCCTTTGGCGAAGAAATCACTTTTGATTACACAATAAACGAAAGCTATATCTCCTCCCCCTTTACCTGTATGCACACCGGCAGACCGGTTGGCTTGACTGAAGAGAGCGGCGAATGAAGAGGCTACTGGTCATTGATGCCCTGAATATGTATTTTAGGGCGTATATCGTGGATCCTTCTTTGTCTACCAATGGGCAACCAATTGGTGGGCTGAAAGGGTATCTAAAAATTCTTCAAAAGCTTATTCGAGAAACCAGCCCTGACGAGGTGATTGTTTGCTGGGATGGCGCTGGAGGCTCACGTCGCCGCAAGGCTAAGAACAAGAACTATAAGGCAGGTCGTTCGCCAATCCGTCTTAACCGGGACATACGAACACTGTCCGAGGCTGAAGAGTATGAAAACAAACTATGGCAACAGCAGAGGCTGTTTGAGTATCTAAACAATATGCCGATAATCCAGTTGGTATTGGATGCAGTTGAAGCTGATGATTTGATATCCTATGTCGTACAGGATAAGAACTATAAGGGTTGGGAAAAGATTATCGTCTCCAGCGATAAAGACTTTTTTCAGCTATGCGACAACGAGACAGTGGTATACCGACCTATTCAGAAAAAGGTGGTGAATCGCAACACAATCCTTCAAGAATACAGCATTCACCCTGTTAACTTTGCACTAGCAAGAGCTATGGTAGGAGATCGTTCGGATAACCTTGAGGGTGTCCGTGGCGTCGGGTTGGCTTCTGTCGCCAAGCGCTTTGAGTTCTTGAGTGAGGACAAGGCTTACTTGGTTTCAGACATCATGAAGCGGTGCGTGGAAGTCGATAGCAAATTGAAGATTTATAAAAATGTAATGGAAAATCAAGATCTTGTCATTCAGAATTATAGATTGATGCAACTCTATTCTCCGTCGATTTCCCCGCAAGGGAAGATGAAGATGAGATATGCTCTCGATAATTTTGTTCCCGAGTTTAATCAGACGGGGACTAAAGCAATGATGATCCGGGACGGATTTGGCGTATGGGATTGCACAGATCTGTTCGCCTTCTTCAAACGCATTGTCGCCAACAAAAATACTTAATTTTCTCGACAGCGCGACACAAGTAGGCTATAATATAAGGACACTGTGAGGGGGATGGTACATGTCGGAAAAGACTGACTTTGGTCGTTTCGGAAAAGCATTTCAAGAAAGTCTATGTCAGTTAATTCTGTTGGACCGACCATTTTCAGATCAGATTTCTGAAGTGCTGGATTTGAATTTTTTGGAGCTTAAATATCTCCAGGTTTTTGTCAAGAAGATTTTTGAATATCGGCAGAAATACAGCGTTCACCCAACCACCAAGATCATGATTACCCTCTTGCGGGTGGAACTGGATGAAGAGAACGAAGCCGTACAAAAACAAATTCGTGACTACTTTGGAAGAATCTTCAATGCAGAGGTTGAGGGTTCCGAATACATCAAGAACACAGCTCTTGACTTTTGTAGGAAACAAAAGTTAAAGGAGGCGATGCTTCGCTCTGTCGGGTTGTTGCAGACCGCATCTTTCGATGAAATTTCTAAAGAGATCAACGACGCTCTGAAGCTGGGTGCTTCAAACAATTATGGGTATGACTACCTGAAGGACTTTGAGCAAAGATTTGAAATTAAATCGCGTAATCCAATTTCTACTGGCTGGAAGGAGGTGGACGCTGTTTCTAAGGGAGGTCTCGGCAACGGAGAATTAGGGGTTGTTATTGCTCCTACGGGAGCCGGCAAATCGATGGTGCTTGTTCACTTGGGAGCACAGGCAGTAAAGAGCGGGAAAACAGTTATCCACTACACTCTGGAACTCTCCGACACAATAATCGGGACTCGCTACGATAGCTGTATCACGGGGGTGCCACTTAACGATGTCTATTCCTTTAAAGAGAACATTTACGAGAAGGTGTCGGAGTTGGAGGGTTCTCTTATCATCAAGGAGTACCCAACAAAATCAGCCACCACAAACTCTATCAAAATGCACCTTGAGAGGCTAAAAACTAGAGGCATCGAGCCCGATATGATAGTCGTAGACTATGCCGACTTATTACGACCAATTTCAAACTTAAGAGAGAAAAGACATGAGTTGGAAACTATTTATGAACAGCTAAGAGGATTAGCCCAAGAGGCAGAATGTCCTGTCTGGACAGCATCGCAGACAAATCGCAGTGGTCTAAACACCGAAGTGATTACGATGGAATCTATCTCGGAAGCATTTAATAAGTGCTTCGTTTCAGATTTCATTTTTTCGGTTTCTAGAACCGCTGACGATAAGGTCGCAAATACAGGGCGCATGTTCATAGCAAAAAACAGAAACGGACCAGATGGAATTATTTACCCAATGATGATGGACACAAGCAATGTAAAGATTAAAGTCTTGCAACAGATTTCAAGAGAAGAAGTCGAGCTAAGCATGAGGTCACAGGCAGATAGTCTCCGGGAGAAATACAAGAAATTCAAAGATAAAGGGACAAATTAAAAATGGAATTGGCGACACAGATCTTATCAAATATTGCTGTTCACATGAAGTATGCTAGGTTTTTACCGGAGAAGAGTAGACGCGAGCTTTTTGTAGAGTTGGTGGATAGAAACAAAAAGATGCATATCAAGAAATACCCGCAGTTAAAAGACGAAATAGAGCGGGCGTATCAGTACGTGTATGATAAGAAGGTTCTTCCATCCATGCGTTCGATGCAGTTTGGGGGCAAGCCGATTGAGGTAGCCCCAAATCGAATCTTTAATTGTGCCTACCTGCCTATAGATGATGCCCGAACCTTTGGGGAGATTATGTTCCTTCTGCTTGGGGGGACCGGTGTTGGGTACTCTGTTCAACGTCATCACATTGAAAAACTTCCAGAAATTCTTAAGCCGAGCGGAAAGCGTACTTACCGATACTTGGTGAGCGACTCTATTGAGGGGTGGGCTGATGCTGTGAAAGCGCTTGTAACCTCTTATTTTCGTGGCACATCAAAGCTGCGTTTCGATTTCTCGGATATCAGACCGAAGGGGAGCCGTTTAGTAACTTCTGGTGGGAAAGCTCCTGGTCCACAGCCTCTTAAAGAGTGTCTTCTGAAACTTGAGGGGATGCTTGAGATCAAAGAGAATGGAGACAAATTAAGTACCTTGGAAGTCCACGATATGGTCTGCCACATTGCAGATGCGGTTTTAGCTGGAGGCATTCGTAGGGCTGCACTTATTTCGTTGTTTTCGGCTGGGGATGATGAAATGATTGGGTGTAAGGCTGGTGCGTGGTGGGAAAAGAACCCACAGCGAGGTCGAGCAAACAATTCCATTGTTCTGATGCGACATATAATTACTAAAGAATTCTTTATTGATTTATGGGAGCGTGTCCGAGCCAGCGGTGCTGGTGAACCGGGATTCTATTTCACCTATGATAAGGACTGGGGAACGAACCCTTGTTGCGAAATTGCCTTACGCCCGTATCAGTTCTGTAATTTGACAGAAGTTAACGTTTCAAACATCGAAACTCAAGAAGAATATGAAGCCCGAGTGAAAGCAGCCGCTTTTATTGGGACTCTCCAAGCTTCCTATACTGATTTCCATTACCTGCGTCCGGTGTGGCAACGTACAACCGAGAGGGATGCTCTGATTGGGGTTTCTATGACTGGCATTGCTTCGGGGAAAGTCCTGAGTCTAGACATGAAAGCTACTGCTAAAATTGTAAAGGAGGAAAATGCTCGTGTCGCTGGGATTATTGGCATCAATCGCGCTGCTCGTTGTACTTGCGTTAAGCCTGCCGGAACCACTTCGTTAGCTCTTGGAACTTCGTCGGGCATCCATGCTTGGCACGCCCCTTATTATATCCGTCGTCTTAGAGTGGGTAAGAGTGAGGCAATTTATAACTATTTGGCGGAATACCATCCCGAGTTGGTAGAAGATGAATATTTTCGACCCCACGACACCGCAGTTATCTCGGTCCCGCAAAAAGCTCCGGAGGGGGCTATCTTGCGCTCGGAAAGCGCACTAGATCTTC